GAAGAGGGCATTGAGACCAGGCTCCAATTCTTTCGCTAATTGTGCGCGAGAAATAGCCATGATATATCCCCCTTAAATACCAGTTGTAGCAAACGTACCAACGGCAGCTTGCATTCCAGTGTTGAAGTGACCGTTGAGACGAACAATGTACTGATGTCCTAACGCAGAAAAATCTTCGTTAGCCTCATCCTCAAACAGCCCAACAATTCGCACATCAAGTGTATTTGTTGTTGCTGCGGTGCTGATATCTAACAGATCAGTTGATTTTCCTGTGTCTGTGCTGCCGTTATTAACGCTAGCCATATCACAATTAGAAAATACATCTGCTAAAGCAGTAGCACGATCAGTATTTGTTCCATCAGCCGCAACTACATATAGTTGCATTGGATCATCGTACACAAACGCTTTTACTGGAAAATTAGTGTCCACGCTTACGTTGTTTGAACCCGGCCAATAGTTTAAGAAAGTCGTCTTTTTGGTAGTAGAATCAACATATTCAACTCCGCCTAACACCCCTAAAGGAGCTATAGCTTGATCGGAAATAATAATTGTTCCTGTTGACGCAGGAACAACAATTCCACCATTAAATATTTGAGTTGTATAGTTGCTGGCAATCTCATATTGAGTGGTCGCGTTATTATTTACGTTTCCGCCAGTTTTACCAATTGGACGCAAACCAAAGCCACCTGTAAGGTTATTAGCCATAATTTACTCCTATGTTTCCTAGTAACAGCGGCTAACCTTTTTTGGTGCCGCCGAAAGTTACACGCGATTGTCGATCAGGATTAGTTATCCTCATCGTTGAGTGAGAATTTTCGCGCATCATATCCATATCTACAGCGTCCATTTGGTCTTTCGATTGATTCGCGTAATATTCATTACGTTCTGACACAGTTTCTACGGGTATTCGCGCAAGGAGAAGTCCACCAACTCCAAACACACCCTCATATTTGCCACTGTCTATAACAGGGCTTTCAAAATCGGGGTATTCGTCTTTACGGACCAATTCCCATCCTTCTCTCATTCGGGCTGAGATATTTTTAGTATCATCAAACCCGCGTGCTTCTGCACGAATCCACCGATGTTTAAATCCCTCCGGTGCTTCGGGAGCATCCAATACGGATGGTGGTGCCCAAGGACGACGAGTAGCCGTTTTTTCTCGGGTCTGGTTATTGCGTGAGGTGCGGTTCTGACCGCTCATTTTTTTCTGCTCGGTCATAACTTACTCCTTAACGTATTTTGCGTATTCTTCCAGCGGCACTCCTAATTTTTTGGCTATTGCAACCTGGGACCGGGAGAGTCGGACCTTACTTGTGCGCCCAGATCCTGGTGTGCGAGATACTCCGACAACAGTCTGGGCTGGTTTTTTGCCGGGCTCGGTAAACTTGTGAGGAAACGCAATTCGTATCCTGTTATCCATTTCATTGTAGTAATCATCTGATTGTGGGTCAAACCCTTCTTTTTCTACAAGAGTTCGATGCAGACCTAAAGTAGCAAATGTCATTGCATCATCTTTGCCAAACCAGGTATTTTTTTCTGCCCACTCTGTGGCTTTAGGGTCCGGCTGCTGCGGCTGCTGCGGCTGCTGCGGCTGCTGCGGCTGCGCTTGTTGTTGGGCGTACTGTTGGGCATATTGCTCTTGTTCTTTTTTTCTTGCTAACGCAGTTTGATATCGATCATTTTGTATAGCAATTTCCATTAAGGCTCTTTGGGCATTTACAACAGCCTCAGAATCACCTACATCTACGGCTCGACGAAGTTCTTGTTCTGCAGATTCCTGTTCTTTTGTTACCCGAGCACCATATTCATTCAAATACCCGGCATCCAGGTTTTGAACTTGTGCTTTTAATTGATTAGATTCATTTTGAACGTTTCGGGCATATTCAATCGCAGCTTGTTCGCGTCTTTCTGCCTCACGCATTTTTCTTGTAAGTTTATCAATTCTTTTTTGTACGCCGGTTTCGTGTTCTTTGTAATCATCTGAATCTGAATCTGAGTCTTGTGCAACACTTTCTACCGCATCTGTTTCTTGTTCAATAGTGACTTCAGTTTCTTCTGCGTCACTTAAATCCAATTCTAAATTTTCGTTTTCTTCGTTCATAACAACCTCATAAACTAACAATATCTTCTGGATCTAAAATAGTCGCTAGGATTTCATCATCGTTTAAGATTCTTACTTCTCCGCCATCTATTTTAAATCGAGATCCTGCGTACCTTGCAAAAATCACCCAATCTTTTTCCTCACACCAAGAACCTTCAGGAAATTTATCCTCATCTTGATATGCTAAAGGGCCTTTTTTAAGCACATATCCAACTACTGTCTGTATTTGACCATCATCTAAAACTTGATTTGGAAGTGCAATTCCGCCACGAGTTGTATCTTTACCACGATATGGAAGAACTAATAGTCGCCAGCCCGTTGGTTGTGGCATACGTTCCAAAAGAGGTTTATCAATTAAAGCTGGGTTTAGAACAGAGTTGTATCGGTAAGTGGGATCTTCATAAGCATGAGAAATGCTTGCTGTATCGCTAGTCATCTAGACGCTCCTGTTTTTCTAGCAGGTTCGAGAGTTCCTGTTTTATGTAATTTAGTGAGTTCAACTCACCCATTAAACTGGCATATTGTTCCATAGATTGAATGCCATTATTTTCAAGAATGTCTAAAACTTGTAGTTTTCGTTCATTAACAGTCTTGAACACAAATTGTACAATATCAATATCTGTAGTCAAATAGTCTCCTTAACTATCCTTTTTTCTTCCAGAAGTGAAAGATTCTATCGCACCTCCACCAAAATAAAAGCCTAGGATTAAAAGCATAGCGTAGTTGATTTGAAACTGCTCCATCACCTGGGATACAGAGGAAGGATCACCCTTTCCAGTCAGTGTCATAGCGAGGACTATGATAAAACAGGATACATAAGTCAAACCAAACATCAGCGCGAGATACCGCTGAGCCACTTTAAATGGAGCGTAACTGTTCATCAACGCTATTTTGGCTTGTGTTTTTGCTTCAATCGACTCAGTTTCAGAAGTGTGCATGTCATCAATCAAATCCATGCCTTTCTTGATAACTGTCTCACTGCCAAGTATTTTTCCTAATACACCTAAAATCATGTGCTTTCTCCTAGCTGATCTGTAGGAATGCAAATTAACTGATAATTAATAGTTGGTTCGCCCAACGTACTTACCCCCTCTACCCGTTGTTGCATACACGAATCTGCATTCGGAAACGTATCTACTACACTCATGTAAAACATACTTCCCTCTATTGTTATAAGCATTAAAACCCATGTCATTTCAGTATCTTAGTGTTTCTTGGATTTACCCACTCTGGGATGCAATACGCCTGTACCTTACGCTTTGTCCAGTAGTTATATCGTGTACGGCTAACTCGATCTGCAAAATAGTTGCATCGGTTGATGGAGTAAAAATACGCTTTCTTATCAGGTATGACGGTGCCATCAGCAGTCATCACGATTAGCGCAAACACATAGATCACTACGCACCTCGATCATTTTTTATTCATCCATGCGGTTGTCCCCATATATGCGCCTACGATACCCGCGCCTGATATGTAGAAGAGATTGCTGATATCGGACAAAGCTTGCACCCGCTCTATCGGCACAAAGAACATGGCAGCAGTAAACACCCCCATAGCGATCAGGGTGTATCTTGCCATGCGCAACTGCGCTAAATTTTTGCGTAATGCTGTCTCAGTTTCTTTGATGGATGTGATGCGAGACATCTCTTCATCACTGATGACACCATCACCGTCTTTGTCATATTCAGCGTAGATAGATTCTTTTTGTAATTTCTTCTGCGTCATACTGCCCTCAAAGTCGAGACCCAATATATAAAACCACCGAGCGAAGCCAATCCCAACAAACATATAAATACAATGACCATAGACCGTAGCAAAGCCATGTTTCTCTTGCGTCTCGCGATCTTCGCTTTCTTCTGCGCTTCCAGTGCTTCATCGCGATTCCGTTTCGCTTCTGCCGCATACCTTAAAAAATCTTGATACAAGTTCGCCCTACCTTGGTAAATCAACATGGTCTTCAGTTCTTCTTCACGTTGGCGTAATTTTTCAAGGTGGAGAAAATTTTCAAGGTCAGAACCAGTTGACTGAGAGCTGCCTGATTTTTTCTGTATTTCTGCTTTTGCATCAAAATACTTTCCAAGCTGTTCAGCACAATCGGTTATGTCTTTGCCGTTTTTCAATAGCTCTTTCACAGCACCAATCGCGGTGTTTGCGGTCTGAACGACGGCTATGGCTTCAAAGATCATAACCTTTCCTTAATTTCTGTTCTGTTGTGCCTGTATCCTTGTAAGGTTAACTTCAGCACGTTGATCTGCGATATCCTCTTGTAGCTCTAATCGAGCAGAGTCCGTAGCGGCTCGTTGCTGTAGTTTTTCTCTTTCGAGTTGCAGGTTACTAGCATCTAACTGAGCACGACGCTCAGATTCAGCCGCCCGAATCGCAAGTTCTTTTTGTCGTATATCAACTAAAGGATCTTGCTTTT